GAATTCAGAAGCTACTTGCGATGAGAGGAGTGGGCTAATGGGGTTACTTGAAAAGCTGTTCGGCTTTGTAAAGATCCGCTATGTGTATGGCGGCTCAACCTCTCGATCAGCACCGTTCGACAAAGAGGCGTACGAGCAGGAGGTGGTGCGGGCAATTGTTGACTGTATTGCCACACACGCGGCAAAAGCAGAAGCCTTGCACGTTGTGCTGGACAAGGAAGGTCGGATCAAGGATATCAAGCGCAGTTCACCGTATGCAAAACTGCTTAACCAGAGTCCGAATCCGTTAATGACGGGGTTCGACCTGAAATACAAGCTGGTGGCGCAGGTGGAGGATCGCACAACGGCGATGTGCTACGTCAAGTGGAACGGCACTCTGCCGGAAATGATGATCCCGATTCCGTATGAAAACTTTGAGATATGCCCCGTTGACGGCGGCGGGTATGCCGTCCAATTCCTCGATCACACAGGCGAAAAACGCGCACTGATGATTGAGGATGTTGTCGTATTGCGAAAGTTTTTCAACCGCAGGGACGTTGCGGGGGACGGAAACGAGCCGATTCACAACAGTTTGGACATGTGGAAAGCGTCGAACGACGGTCTGTTATCCGCGTTGTCTGTGGCAAATAAAATCAGGGGCTTGTACAAGCAAAAGAAAAGCATGCTCTCGCCTGGGGATGTAAAAAATTCCACGGATGATTTTGTGAAGCGGTTTACAGACGCGGCAACGCAGGGCGGCATTGTTGGCGTGGACTCGATGGAGGATTACCAGCCGATTGCGGTCACACCGTGGGCGGCGAACGCGGCACAAATGAAGGAAATCCGCGAGAACATCCTCCGGTACTGGCGCATGTCAGACTCAATTCTTCGGTCGGACTACACCGAGGGTCAATGGCAGGCGTTCTATGAATCTATCATCGAACCGCGATTGATCCAGATGAGCCAAGCATTCACGAACGTATGTTTCACACAGAGGGAGAGGGATCAGGGAAACCGGATCATCTTTGTTTCGTCTGTGCTTTTGAACACGGCCATGCAGACCAAGGTCAACATCTTGAGCGCATCAAAGGAAATCGGACTGTTCACCAAAAACGAGATGCGTGAAATGTTCGGCTACTCGCCTGTCGAGGGCGGCGACGAAGCGCAGGTCAGTTTGAACTACGTCAAGGCAACAGACCAATCCAAGTATCAGACGGGAGAAGAGGAGGAGCAGGGGGAAGATGGACAAAACGAAACTGATTGAACGACGGTTTGACTTTCAGGCGCGGGCAATCGGTGAAGAGGGGAACGAGGAACTGTGGGTTGAGGGTTATGCCGCACGGTTCAATGCTCCGACAGTGCTGTTCGAGATGGATGGTCTGGAATATAAGGAGCAGATCGCGCCTGACGCATTCACCGAAACCAAGATGGAGGATGTTATCTTCCAGTACAACCACGGCGGAAAGGTAATGGCACGAACTCGAAACAAGACCCTGCAACTGGCCGTCGACAGCGACGGCCTTTTTATTAGGGCAAGACTGGACGGTACCGAAGAAGGACGTCGGATGTACGACGAAATCTCAAAGGGGTACATCGACCGGATGTCGTTCCGATTCACAATCGGGAGCGAAGCATACGACTTTGAAAACCGTACATGGACGGTTCTACGGATCAAGCGACTATACGATGTCAGCGCGGTGGACATACCCGCGTACGACGATACGTCAATTGCAGCTCGACAGGCTGATGCGGAGGCGGTAGCTCGGCAACGTCAGCAGGCGGTGGAAACCGAACTGGAACGGCAGCGACTGACACTCAAACTCAAGATCAGCGAAGGAGAAAACTGACATGGAAAAAAGACTGGCAGAAATCAAAGAACGAAAAGCGGCCATCCTCGAAGAGTTGAGAGAAGCCGACCAGGAGCGCATTGCCGCGCTGAACGCGGAAGTGGACACGCTCAACGGAGAAGAAAAGGAGCTTAGAGCAAAGATGGATCTGACTGGCAAACTCGGAACCCCGGAACCGAAGCCACAGGAGCGTGCCAACGTGAGCGAAGCCGAGAAACGCGGCAAGGCTCTGCTGGAAAAACGTTCCGTTACCATCGCCACCACGGGTGTCATTCTGCCTGAATATCAGGCCAGCGACATCAAACCGACCTTTAACGAAGTGTCGTCTCTGCTGGACAACGTCAACATCAAGATGTTCACCGGTGGCGAGTCCTTCAAACAGCCGTACCTTGCCGGTTATGGCACCGGTGGATACACGACCGAAGGTGGAGACCCGACCGAAGCGGAGCCGACCTTTGGTTATGCGGAAGTCACCAAGACCAAGATCACCGCGTATGCCGAAGATTCCGAAGAACTGACCAAACTGCCCGCCGCCAACTACGACGCGGAAGTGGTCAAAGGTATCTCGACCGCGATCCGTAAAAAGATCACTCGCGAAATCCTCGTCGGTGACGGCGCATCCGGTCATTTTGTCGGTATCTTCGACGATGGCGCGACCGCCATTACTGCGGCGACCGACATCGACTTTGCGGAGATCGACGAGAACACCCTCGACACGATCATCTACTCCTACGGTGGAGATGAGAACGTGGAGAACGTGGCGGTTCTGATCCTGAACAAACTGGATCTGAAAGCGTTCGCCATGCTGCGCGATGCCAATGGCCGCAAGATCCACGATGTGAAACCGCGTGGCAACTCCGGCACCATCGACGGTGTCCCGTACATCATCAACTCGGTCTGTGAAGCCATCTCGGATTCCACTACGACCTCTGGCCAGTACGCAATGGCGTACGGTCCTCTCTCCAACTACACGATGGCCATCTTCTCCGACTTGGAAGTCGCTCGTTCGACCGACTACAAGTTCAAAGAGGGCATGATCGCTCACCGTGGCGTCATCTTCGCTGGCGGCAACGTCACCGCGAAGAATGGCTTCCTGCGCGTGAAGCGCACCTGATCAATCCAAATTGCGTGAGCTGGGGGATGGCTAGCTAACCACCCCCATATTTCAAGGAGGCCAATTATGGCGAGAGTACCCTTTAATCCTAAAATCGGGAGAATCAAAACTGATGCGGGAAACTTTGCTGTTGACCGCGCTTTTTTGGCGCATTACAGCACAAAACCAGTAGCGGCGTCTACGGTTGATGTCCTGCCGTTTACGAAACTAGGCGCTGCCGTACAGAACGGCGTGCTGCCTGTTGGCGTCGTCCCTGACGTGCCAAGGAATGTACAGGTTGACGCGAACAACAGCGGTGTTAAAAAAGCAATAAAAATCTACGGTACTAACTTCGCGGGTGAGGCAATTGACGAAACTATCACGACCAACGAAACAACCGCTGTGGCCGGGACTAAGGCGTTCGCCAGCATCACCAAGATCGACCTACCGGTTCAGCACAACGCGGGCGCAAAACACAAATCCACCGTGGGAGTGTCTGACGCGACCGGTGCTGGAACGGCGGTGCTGGAATTTGTGTCTGCTGCGACAGGCACGAAATACAGCATCAACTGTGTGTTGGCGGCTGGTGACGTTGTTTCCACTACGACTGCGGCAGCTAAAATCAAAACCGTATTGAATGCTGACACGAAGTTTGCGGCGGCGTATACGGCGGACAGCTCGACCAACAACGTGACCATTGAGCGCAAAATCAACGAAAACTCTGATAATACCGTAAATCTTACGGTTAAGACACAGGGAGACACCGGGCTTGTGCTGGGTACAATCGCCACAGACACCACGGCTGGCGTGTGCGACGAGGTTTCCATCGGCTGGGGCAGCTCCATTGGCATCCCTTACAAGCTGGCTGCGGACGAGTTGGTTATTGCCAACCTGTTCAACAATGCGGACGATAACGGAACCGTCACGAACGACGCAACATACCTGGAGAAAAACATATTTGCAGTTGCGGGAGCGCTGGACGGCACAAAACCGCTCGATCTGTACATCATCGTGTGAGGAGGCTGAATCATGGCGGTATCTGCGGCATATCTGACTAAGGTGCGACGTGCGGTCAGGCGCAACCAGTCTGACGACGTCGATGCCGAACTGACAGACATCATCGAGGAGTGCCGCCTTGACCTTCAGGCACTTGGCGTCACCTCCGCTAAGGCGACGGACGAAACGGACAGTCTCATTCTGGGGGCTGTCCGCTCGTTCGCTCGTTGGAAGTTTGGTCTGGCAAACGAGGACGCGGCACCAAACCGCGAGGACTACATGCTCCAAAGAGACGAACTGCGCAGACGGCGAGACTACATCGCGGAGGAGTGATGAGATGTTTTCCGACAGGGTAAAACTACGGGGCATTGTCATCACGCAAGGCTCTGACGGGTATCCGGTGGAGACAAACACGGATACGGAGGTCTGGGTCAACCGGAAGTCCGCAACGCGTGCGGAGTTCTACCAGTCGCAAGCCGCAGGGATCAACGTAACGATGGTGTATGAGGTGCATCCGGAAGACTGGAACAACCAGTCTCACGTGGTGGACGGCACTGTCGTGTACCGGGTCGTGCGTGCGTACCAAAGGGGCAATGGCGTGTACGAGCTGGTGTGCGAGGAGGTGTGACGTGGCGAAGTTTGACTTCTACGTCGATCCTGAATT